GTTTGTATAAAATCCGCCTGTATATTCAAACACATCGTACCCAACTTTTTGGCTGATTGTTTGAATGTCGGCACGGGTGTAAACTCTTCCAAGCGAAATTATTTTAGCGCAAAATGGACGATGAACAGTCAGCAATGCAGGAAGTCCTATCCTCTCTTGATATTCGTAAACTGATTTGATTGAAACGGATTTTGGCACGTCAGCAATTATATCACTCCCCTTTTTTAGAACTGTATATTTTGTTGGCTCTCCGATTAAAGTTTTTAAATCTTTTATCTTAATATATTTCTCTTCAACCAAGGTGTTGATTATTTCATCAACTTCTGCAACATCCAATTTAAGAAGTTCGGCAATAGTATTTGTCTTTGTTAAAGGGTCGTTATCCAATAATGAAATCACTTTCAATTCATCTTTACTTAAAATTCCTTGAGCGAATAACATCGCATCTCCATCTTTTAATTTTCTGTGGGTTTCAAAAATATCTTTTTTATTGATGCCATACTTTTTAAATTGTGTCAAAAGTTTTTCATCTATCTCGTCTGAAAATTTGCTCAACTCAACTTCATCTTCTTCAATTCCGAGCAAAGAAAGTATCTCCAAATCAGATAGTCCTAATCCTGCTTTTAAGAGTGCAGTAGCGGCTTGTTGGGTGAGCTGTTGCTTGTTGTATTGGCGAATTATTCTAATCAGTTGTTGGTGTTGCTTTGCCGTCAAATTCTTGATGTTGTCATTGATTGACATATTCTGCGTTGGAATCAAATCCTCGGTTGGCAAACTATCAGGAGCGGAATTTATTGCAGGTGAACCATTAGGAAGAGTTGGCAATGGGTCAAGTCCGATATCTCTTCTTAATTCTTCAGGTGTCATCGCCGCAACAACAGTTGCCTCCGAATAACTAACCGCAGGTTTCAACGGCGTGATGCTACATTGAGCGGGTACACCCATCACTTCAGCAAAAAAGTTAAACACCCTTTCAATTTCTTTTTGTTTCGGTGCGACATAAGAACTCTGAAAAATATTCCACGCATCTAAAATCTCGGAACGCCCACCAAGTGACCCCGGTTCTTTTATACCAAATAGCATTCCTGATGTAATTTTGTGACCTGTTATAATCTCTTGAGTAATATTCGGAATCAAACTTTCAAAAATCTTATCTGAATTTGTGTTCGTCAAATCTGAAATCTGAATTTGTTGGTCACCTGCTCCGAATGATAAAATGAATTTATTTGCGTTATCCGTTCCTGCAAATTTCCTCTGCAACTTCCGCTCTACATCTGCTTGGTCTTCTTCTTGTGGTGCATTAGGATAGGATATTAATTTGCCACCCCAAAAACCATTCTTTGTATTGTTCAAATGATAGTTCCATATCTCGATATCGGTTTCTATTGCCGCCGCAGCTCCGATGTATTCGGGCAATGGATAACAATTTAATCCGGGACGATATTGTCTGTAATAAAATATTTGCACTGGCTCTTGACTGCCTTGAACATAGGCAGGATATTCTGTGAAGTCATCATTCAATTGTGGATTCAGATAACCTTGTCCTCCCCAGTTCGCAGTGTAATAAAATTTTGTTGATGCAATATTCGTTCTATACTTATAAAAGTCAGCATGGTAAATTTCTGAAATTCCCTTGCCGTCTGCTCTTGTGTGAATCTTTAAAATGAATCCCCCAAATAGTTCAAGGTCAGTTATTATTCTCCGTGCTAATTCTGTTGAGTCATAACTTGGATTGATATTGTCCAACCAATTAAATAACCTCGCTGATTCAAAAGTGTCTTCTTTCTTAAATCCTTGACCTAAAATAAATGATGTCTTACCAAGAACAATAGCATTGTGTTTTGAACAACGATTAAACAGTTGTAACAAATAATTAGGATAAAGATTGAACCATTGTCTATCGTTATCAGTATCCGCACCGTAAGTCACATAAGGGTCTTCACGGCGTGTCTGCTCCAAAAATAACGGGACTTTGTGCGCCGCTAATTTTATCGAATAAGTTTCCGACTTTAATTTTTTTATCATAGGTTCTGAAATATCGTTTTGTTTTCGGGAGCAGCATTGTATTCTACTTTGGCTTCAGGAGGTTTTACATATCTCATTTTACCAGTTTCCAAAATCACTACATTATATAACGCCGTTATTTCTGCCCAAGTCATTCCAATGAGCGCAATCAATTCTTGAAGGTCTAAAACCTCGTCAATTCCATAAATAGTATATGAATAAAAACCATCTTCGCCAAGTTTTATTTCTCCGTCAATTAGATTCGGACTATTGCTTTGAGTGATTGTGAATTTATTATATCGTTCAGGATAAAGTGATTCGTCATTTGTCGTTGCCGTTGCATATCTCTTACCTTTATTTCCACTACTGAAAACAAATACAAATTGCAAAGGAACAAATGTTGTTTCTTTTTCAGTCAAGGTAACGACCACATCATTAGCAATATTGTACTTCAGCAATATCATTAAAACTAAATAGCAATAATTGATTTTCGTTCCACTTTCTTTTCGTTTCGGTAAATGTTTTTGAATTGTTTTGCACTATAAATAGCAAGGTTAGGCATCAACTTCAACATCTCTTTTTTAATCTTCTTTGCTTTTTTACCTCTCATTCTGTAAAATTAAAAAGCCACCGATATTTCTACCAGTGGCTTTTCAACATTTTAAAAGTTAAACCGCAGGAACTATAAGGTCAGCAATCAAGGTCGCATCAACTTCAGGTGCAGGAATCCCTTCCTTTGCCATCAAATTCAATGACCAAGCATTGTCATCACTTACTGCTTTACCCGTGTTATAAGTTGAACCGTCATTCAAATCTGCACCTCTTTCAAGGCCTATCATTGTGTAGTAACCGTTCAAATCTTTAACGATAACCATAATGGTGTTCATTGCAAGTAGATATAATTCGTTGCGTTTTTCGGTGTCACGCTTCGGAATGAAAAGAGAAACTGTTTGCTCGTAGCCAATTGTTCCCTTCGTTGCAGAAATTTTAAAGTCTTCCTTGAAATCAGAAGTTTCTTTTAGTTGGGAGTATTGCCAAAATTGAGTTCCTACTGCCATTGTGATTGAAGTTAAAACTCCTGCCGTTAATGTGTAGTCTTCTACATTTGCAAATTCTGTCAAATAAACTGTTGACACACCTCCTGCGTTGTTGCGACATTCAAGCGCCGATATTCCTTGGGTTAATGCACAAGCCATAGTATTTATTTTATTTATGTGTTAGTATATTCAACAATGTTTGCAGGAAAAGCAACTTGAGTTCCACCTTTCATTCTTGCAGTAAATTGGATTCTGTTTCCTTCAAACGGATTTGCAATCATTATAAACTGCTCCTCTTCATGTAGTAAATCAGTTCCCCAGTATAAATTAGAATCTTGAGTGATGAACATTCTATCTTCTCCAGTCAATCCGTGAACGGCAACCATAGTTAAATTAGTACCCGGATATTTTAATTGTCCTTTCTCCATCGACCCGTCAGTTTGATAATGGAAAAAGTTAGTAGTAGTGATTGCACTTATTGCAGTTCTAAAAGTGTCCCATCCCATGTAAAGACTCAAATCACTTTTGTCAAGAACATTAGCAGGAACTACTGCGAACATTGCATTGATTATATCAAAAATATTTGCTTGTGTAATAGAAGTTTCACCACCAGTATTTCCTGCAACAGCACTTCCTGCGCCGTCAATTATATCAATGAAGCCATCGAAAAAAGCGTTGCTCTGCCAAATCGCAAGTTCAAGACTCGCTTGAATTTTTGCAACTTTTAAAGCGGTGTATTCTTTTGCGTAGGCCATCATGTCGTAAGTGCCTCCTGCGATAAGTGCTCTTTGTGTGTAGAACTGTTCCAAGTCCTTTTCGCACAATGCCTCTTCAATTTTCATCTTACCAACTTCTAAAACTCTTTGAGAAATAGTAGTTGTTCCATCCGGGTCAAATGAACATGATGTATCCGCTTGGAAGGTTGCATCGGTGTCCATTAAGTTCAATGACTGCGCTGATTTTATGCCAACCATTTTTGTTACTCGGTCAATTGTAACTCCCTTTAAAACGGAGTTGGTTAATAATTCGTTTGCATTTTGCAAAACATAACTTGTGAGTCCTCCTGTGTTATAAGCCATCGTTTTTTAATTTAGTTTTTTTTAGAAATTGATTGAGCAATTAACTCAAGTCGTGTTTGTTTTAAATTTGATTTTGAAAAAATTTCTTTTGGTTCTGCTTTTACTTTTGGTTGGCCACTTAATATCTCAATGGCCTCCATCATTGAAGCAAAAGTCTCTTTATTTGAATTGAAGTTGAAAGTGTTTTGCTTCTGAATATTTTTTAATTCGGCAATCGCTGATTCAAGTGCGACCATTCTTGTCTCAATTACATCTTCAACTGGTGTTTCTTCTTTAGAAACAATTTCAGCAATCTTACCTTCAACGATTGAAAGTGAAGTTCCATCTTCAAGAATGTAAATTCCGTCAGGACAAATAGCATCTCCCATTCTTACTGCGTGTCCTACCATTAAGGACTCACCGTCAACGGTTAACATTTTGCCATCAGAAGTTTTAACATCCATTGCTTTTATTTCTTCAACTACTGGAGGAACTTCAGTAGCAGGAATATCTGCGAACTTTTCTTTCAGTTCATTTAATAAGTTGGTTATGGTTTTCATATTTTTATTTCTTAACATTAAATAGAAATATTCATTAAGTGTTCCATCTTTATCAAGTTCTCTAATGTTAGACTCAAATTCTGCCAGTGCTGAACTGTCATCTAATTCACGCCCAAATGTTCCTTCAATTGAAAATCCTTTAAACTCACCGCTCTTCACTTTCGCCCACACTTCAGGGTTATCTACTTTGTAACTTGCCATCCAAGTTCCTTCGGGAACTTCTTTAAATATTTCAGGCGCATTCATTCCTTTAGTTTTGTCAACGATATAACTCTCAATCATATACACACCCTCAACTACTTGCTTCGGGTCGTGCATCAAATTGACATTCGATGTATTTTTATTTTTAAAGAATCGCTCCCTTATTTGTTCGATAGTTTGTTTGTCAAAGACAACCATATGTTCTCCCTTCGATTCTGAATAGCGATAAATAGGCGAATCGGGAATCATTAACGGCCCACAAATAATTTTCTTTTCGTTATCCGTTGCTGCGAATTTGAAAACATTTTCTTCTCTAAAAGAAATCCAATTTAATCTAATAGCCGGTGAATCTACCAGTGCAACATATTCAGCACCCATTTCATCTTCAGTAAGGACTATTTTATAAATCGGTAATTGTTCAGGTTTATCCATTGTAAATAAATAGATAAAACTTAAAAGCGTTCCATCTTATCCGAACCTCGCTTGGTTCTCAATAACGCTAACCCTACCAGTTACTTTTTTAATATCGCTTTCCGTTACGAACACTTTCGTTCCTGCTTGTGTTGATTGGTCATTGCCAAGTAACGATTGATTTTGAATTGATGGTGCTGATGTTTCAGGCGGAGCAGCTATATTCGGAATATCAACAGACCCACCGCTGCTTCCTCCACCTTCAAATTTTGTTGATGCAATTTTAGCTATTGACGCTGCTGTTGCTGATGCCGCCGCAACTAACATTATAGCAGTTGACACGCCGAAGTCTGCTTTCGGCACTGTCGCAATGATATTAGTCACCGCTAATGCTCCATTGATTATTGCCGAAGCGATTTGCATTTTCTTATTTGTTTCAAATTGTTTTCTCAATATCGCTTCCTCTTCCTTACTCCCTTTTTTTACTTTGGCTAACTTAGAACTATATACTACATCACTCAAATTCTGAATAGCGGATAAACTATCCTGCGCCATCTTCAATCCAGCTTCAACCTCTTTTACTGCTGATGCTTTTTTAAGTGCAGCAATTTTAGCAAGATGAGTTTTTTCTAACTCCTCTAAATTTGTGTTCCCTATTTTCGCTTGTTCATAAAGTGCGTTCTCTAATGCTATCTGATTTGCTAATTCAGAACCACCAACACCACCTGAAAGATTCTCTTGTGCTAATTTAACGGCATCATCAACTTCTTTTTTTATTGCATCTTCCTTCTGTTTTTTCTTCGCTAAAAGAAGTGCATCCTGTTGAGCTAAAGTTTTTTGTCCGTATTCATCGCCTATACCTATTAACTCCTCCGCTTTTTTATTCTCAAGTGCAGTCGTGTCCTCGTTGTTTAATTTCGCAACTGCGATTAAGTGGTCGTAATATTCTGAAGTGCTTTTTATAGAATCTGCATATTCTTTTTCTGACAGTGCGGCGAAGTCAGCTGCTTGTTTTATTTTTAATTCTTCCGCCTTTTTAGCAGCAGCATCAGCAGCTTTTTGCAATTCTTCGGGACTTTTAGCAGCTTGCTGTGTTGCTGCTAAATCCTTTTGTAATTTAATGTTTTTTTTAAGTTCCGCATTATAAGCCGCCGTTCCTGGTACTAACTTACCAAGTCGTGTATTGCTTTCGCCTAATAAGAAATTGTAATAACCGATTGAGCCGGGCGAGCCTGACTCTGAAAGGTTCTTTAAATATTCAGATTGTTTTTTCTTTGCTTCTGCATCTGCCTCTTGGCTTTCTGTTACTCCATTTAGAGAATTTGATAACTCCTGATAACTTATGTTCAAATCATCATTAGCTTGTGTTAAATCGAAAATGTTTATGTTTGATTTATCAATTACATCTGCGTATTTTTCATGCAAGACCAACTGCTCTTCTGTTCGTTGTTTAAGCGGTGGCAATCCCGCGATTAGTTTCTCATTGTTTTCAATCTTCTTTTTTTCTTGTAAAATTAACTCGGCGTTTGACTTTAATCCTCTATCAATCTGTTCGAATTTTTTCGCATTAATTTCTTCTTCTGTTGCACCGTTAATTTTCATTAACCTCAATTCATTTTCATATAATTTTTGTGTTTGCCTTTGTTGTTCTTTTATATACGAAATATCTCTCTCCCTTTCATCGTTATTATATTCTAATTCCTTATTTACTTTTTTTAATTGTTTTTCCTCTTCACTCTCAGCTGTTACTAACTGATAAATTGCGGCAGTCATTAATGCTATAGCCGTAACTACTAAACCAATAGGATTCAAAGCCATCATAGCGTTCCAAGCTTGTTGTGCTAATGTTGCTATTTTTATTTTTCCGGTAGCTACTCCAACAACAGTAGAATATGTTGTTGTTGCCGCAGACGACAAAAACATCATTGCTTTGCTTTCCTTTTGTAATAAGTTAGCTATTTGCTGAACACCGACTGCGAGTGCAGTTGCGGCTTGGACCTTTAAAAGTGATTTTTCTAAATCTTTATTCGCTCCACCAAATAAAGCCGCCGCCCCTTGGGCCGCAGCGAATCCGCTTGCTATTCCTGAACCTATCTGAACAAGTCCATCGAGTTTGCGTGTATCACTTCCTGCATTTTTTATAGATTGATTGAGGTCGTTAATTTTATCCTTCGCTTCTCCTGCTGCTTTTATATATTGGTCTGCAAGTGATTTATTACCCTGTTCTCCTGCTGCTAATGCAGCACTTTGCAAATCCTTTATTGACTTCTTCAGTTCACCAACTGTTTGCGACGATTTGCTCGCATCAATTAAGAGTTCAAATGTTACTGTTTTATCTGCCATTTTATTTTTTTTTATTCATAATAAATCGTGAAGTCTGCCGAAGTTCCCAATGATGATTTAACTGTTAATCCTGTCGTGAAATTTACATTCAAATCATATTGGTCTACCTGAATATTTGTGAACACTTGTATTATTGGTGCTATTGCTGATGTGTTATCATAAATAGTTATCGTGTTACCTCCGCTTCCTGCAACTCCTACTACTAACGACCTGAGTATTCCACTTCCTATTTTTATAATGTTTGTTGTCTTTGTGTTTATTCTTTTAAAGGTAGTAGGGTTATCATCAGGAATTATAGGAAACCAATCATAAGATAATTCAACTGCATCTAATAACTCTTGAGGTGTGAATAAATAACTTGTTCTCATATCTACAACAACCGCCCACAAATCATCGGCTGTATGTTTTATTAAATCACAATAAGAAGTCGTGCCTTCAACATTAATCATATCAGAAAAACATTCATCAGCTCGTTGCTGCGCCTGTGCTTCGTTTGTATAGATTAAGTATTTCATATCTGTCCGTATTTACCTCTCATAGCAATACTGTTTTGAGCAATTTCTGCTTGTGTTAATGCCGTTTGATAAACTAATATTTCTAAAGAGTCAAGTGTTCCTGAATTATTGTTATTCTGTATAAATAGTGAACCGTTATTATAGTTTGTTGTTAAATCAGCCGCAATAGCTACTGAAGCCGCCGCCCTTTCGTTTATATATAAATAAAGTAAATTAGCGGTTCTGTCTATTACAAGTGAATAAAGAAAAAAATTAGCCGCATCAAAAGATACAGCTGCAGTAGTTCTTAAAGCCGTATCGAAAAATTGCGCTGAAATAGTAGTAGTGCCACCTCCTGTTATTTTATACTCTCCTGCTACAGTAAGTGGGCTTGCGCCCTGATTACTTTTTCCAAGAACTGACCTATTGGTATTTAATGTTTTGATTTTACCATACCAACAAATAGTATGTCCTGTGTTTAATCCTATATCGAACACATCTCCTGCGCTTAATGTTTGAGTTGCAGCAAATGAAATATTATTTTTTCCGTTAAGTGTGTTCACTTGTTGAGTGTAGGTTGGTTGTAACGCTCCCGTTGCCTGTGCCAATGATGCTCCACTAATTCTATCTACCCACGCACTTACTCCCGTTGCCGTTGTTACTCCATCACCGTTATTAAACCACCCTACTAAATTATTAATTTGTGCATAAGGAAGAACGGCATAAGTTAAAGGGAATCCAACAACTCCTGCAAATGTTGAAGTCGGTTTTCTAACCAAACTATTTCCATCACTCTTAATTATATTGTTAAAGATTGCCATTTTAGAAATTTGCTACTTGGGCGAATGCATCACAACTAATAGCACCACTTATAACAGTGAACCCAACTTTAATTACTTGTCCTGATTTTAATTGTAAATCAGAATAAGAATTAGCCACTCTCGAAGTTGCTACTGTTGTGCTACTTGTTGCGGCGGCAATTGTTATCTCATCGAATAAGTGAATGGTTGTTCCGTCGGTTTCTGTTATCCAAATTAGAAATAATCCTGCAACTGAAGTCCCTTGAAACTTGTAACCGATTTGAGTAACTTTCGTTCCGTCACTCGTGGCGGTAAAAAGTGTTTTAATGTTTGCAGTTGTTGCCCCTGTCTTATCAGTAGTTACCGCAGTGATTACTACTTGTGCTAACTGCATTGTTTGTGGAAATGGTGGTGTGAATGTTAATGCCATTGTTTTTGTTTATGAAAGATTATAAAAAAGATAAAGGTTAGAACCGACTGTTGGTATTGCTAATGAGTTTGTAACAAAAGCCGTTGTCGCTATTGATGTATCGTTAGTTCCTGCTGTTTGTGTGGTTGCTACTTCAACTATTCTCGTAAATACTTGTAACACCCCATTACCAACTCCGTTATTTAAAACTACACCCATTGATTGAGCGTAGTTTGGTGAAACGGGTTTAGTTGCGGTTAATAATCCTGCTGTTGCTGGTGATACATACAGTAAATCACCAATTGAAAAAGCCGATAAATTAAAATTCTCAATCACCCCTAATACCATCATCCATCCAAATCCGTTGTTAGCAGTTGTCTGATACATTATTCCATAAGCAGGTAATGTAGTTAATGAATTTGCCCTTGCCTTCGATATGTTCGGAACTGAACCTGTTGCACCTGTTATATAAACTACTGAACCCTTAGAAATTGATGCCCCGCTTGTATTCCTAACTATCGTTAAGTTATCCCTTGTTATTTCAATCTCATTTGAATTTTCATCGAGTATGTGCGGAACGGATAATCCATTTTGGTCTTTTGAAAAAAGTATTAATGAGTTTGCTGCTGGTGCTGTTGGTGTTGCAATATCTGTTAATATAGCTTTATCAATATCAACAGTATCAACTGAAAGAATATTCGTTGTCTTGTCATATTCAAATCCTGCTTCTGCTCCAAATGCTCCGCTATCATTATATTGAACTTGTTTGTTTGCGCCTCCCGGAGTTCCTCCTCCCCCTGATGCGTTTAAAGTTGTTCCTGTTAAACTTAAATTTGTGCCTAATGTAATTTCTTCCATTACGCCTGTTCCAACAGTTCCACGCCCAATCAATTTATTGGTAGCCATTGAGGTGCTTATTGTTGGCGTTGCGCCTCCACTTGATACGATTGGACTTGTTGCCCCAACACTTGTAACCGTACCTCCCCCTCCTCCTGCGGTTGGTTCCCATCTACTATTGGCCGCCACCCATTTATACACATCACCATTATTCGGAGCAACATCTTGAATACTTCTCCCTCTTAATCCTTCAACATTTATTTTCGCTCCTGAATCTATTGTGGCATCTGTATTAAATGTTTGAGCAGTTGCCACGCCCAAGGAATCGCCAACCAATACTTGACCCGCTGAAAGGCCCGAACTGATTAATGGAGTTGAGTCCATACCCGTGCCGACTACATCAATATCTCCATTATTAATAACGATAGGAACTTGAACGGCATCTCTTATTCTTATGAACTCACATTTCGTCAATGTATTTCCAACCGGCGAATAATCAATTACTTTATTCAATCGAAAATAAGAACCATTTATAAAATAATTCTTTTTGAAATCTAAAGTCCGAATGTCTTCAGCGGTAAGATTAAAATATGCCGACATAATTTTTGAGTATTGGTCAGCAATTTCATTGATAAAACTTTCCCAATATTCAGTATATAAGTTGTCGCTCGGATACAAACTTGGGTCATTCATATAATAAAACAATTGCCGAGGACTTGCCCAATTATAATCGAATGTCGGAAGTTGTGGCGTTCCTGCAAGATGTCCGCTAAATGGATATTGTGTTTGATTAACTCCATCCAATGTGAGAATAGTTCCACCGGCAACAACTGGCATTACTGTCGTGTCGTAATATATGAATCTCGGAAGTGCGCTTGTGAAAGTGTTGTCAGGTGATATCGCACTCACTCCTTCTTTTACACAATAAGGAATTACAATATTGTTATAACTTGTTGAACATAATGGCATTGGAGATGCTTCAATTCCAATGTTTTTTTTACTTGACATAAAATCATTATCAGCAAAAACTTTTCGTTGCCCATAGATTTCCGATGTCGTTTTTGTGTAATTAACATTTGCAAAGTCACCATCCGCTTTCCAAGTGAATAGATATTCTTTCCAATCCAGTTCGCCCATTGGTGTCAATATTATTTCTTGACCCACATCTAATTTTTCAGTCCAATCTACAATATCCGTTTTAATAAAATTATTTCTCGTTCTAATATTTACATAATTTGGACTGTCAATATCGGATTCTATATAAAGGTTGAACATTTTAATTAACGTCAATAGAAAATTTCTCTGCTTGTAATTGTCAGGAAGGAATCCTTGAGTATGTTTAGCAGGAACTGTATGTCTGTCGTTTGTTGTCCATGTATTATTTACATCACTCGTTTCTAAATCAAATTTAATTTTCTTTAAAGTTCCTGCACCTCCTGCACCTACTTGAGTAATGTCAGCAACTAAAGCCAAATTGTTATAACCGTTTATATTATATAAAAAATCAGTATCTAAATATGTAATTTTTAAAAAGGAATGAATACCTACATTTTCAACTAAATTTGAAAAACCAAAATTCGCTCCATCTCCTTCAACTTGAAAATAAAGAACATCTCCGTAGTCTAACTCAATAGTAGTTTGATAAGTTAAATTAGTATAAAAGTCATCTACACCACCGATAAAAAATGTATCAATTGTTCCAGTCCTTGCTCTTTCAATTACTAAAGATAAACCTCCTCCGAATCCTACTGCTGTATATTTTGCTCTTATTCCAAAGTCTATATAAACCCTCCTGCGCCAATTCTTAATACAAGGAACATAAAGTTTATCAATATTCGTTTCTGAATATAGCGAACCCAAATCGCTGCAAGTATATCCTGCTTCAGAAAGTATCCTCTCCAATATCGCATCACATCTTATTGCAGGTGCTATTTGGTCAGAGTACCAATTAGGAACGGCAACAGATAATTGTTGCCTTGCATTATTAAGTAAGGGATAAAATAACTGTCCCCCACCACCCCACGAATCTGTAATATTATCTTTTGTTCCAATTTCGTCCAATGCGCTCAAGTCAAGGTCAGTGACTAACTTATCAGCTATCGTTTGAAATAGTGAACCGATTTGCCCGAATATGCTCACCTCATATTCTATTTTGTCTTTTTCTCTATTTATTTTTAATAGTTGTAAGTTGCCTATAAATACAGGAATGTAATTTGAATAAACACTTATGAAAGCTCTTATATTTGGATTGAAACTACCTTGTAAGTCAATCTCGAATATATTATCAAAGATTATATTGTTTGCTTTTGTTCCCGGAAGTTTAATCGTTTTTGAATAATTTGAATTTCTGCTTTCAGGATTTCTTATATCGGCGATTGCATAATTTAAAGAGTATGGAAAGTCCTCAAGCAAATCCATTGTTTGATAATCAATGTAAAAAAAACAACCCGTTTGAGTGGTGTCAATTGCAGTTGCAACCGTTACTTCAGTTGTGCTAACAAATGAATCAATCACTCCTCTCTTATCTCCTTGAGTCGTGCGAATGATTATCGGCTTACCGACATCGTTAGCGGTGAAAATAGTTCCCGTACCTAATAGTGTGGTCGTTCCATCAACGGCAATAGTTCCATCTCTCGGAGTGGTAATAAAGAGTTCAGTTGTCATTGTCTTTGAGAAATAATTTCGTTAGAAATTTCAATCGTTAATTCAAGGTTGAAAAGTTTCTCACCTGCATAGGTCTTCTGTTGGTAGGTGTTGTTAATTACAACTACTGGAGCGTAAGTGGTTGAATTTATTTCCCAAAATACCTGCGATGACTTAACGGCGGTAAATAGCCAATTGCATTCTTCTTCGGTTATCCATTCGGAATTTATTTTTACCAACTCATTTGAAATCGTGTTGAAGTTTACTTTACCTGCTTGACTTGTTTCAAATGTAAAAGCACCAACAGAATCAACTGCGCCGAGTATTTTAGTGTAGTTATTCTTTTTGATATTTAGAGTTCTGTCAAACCTTTGGTTGAAAGTAAAAGCATCAAACCCTCCTAATGGATTCAACCAATGAAGTCTGAATTTTTCGTTGAACTTTGAACAGTCGCAATCAATATTAAAAGTAAACAGCTCTGATATTGGTGTCGGAGTACCAAGATAATTTCCATAAAGTTGAACCGTGTAATAAGAAGCACCTACTAAATTAGCAGGGTTCCATTCGTAAATATTTTTTGTCCCCACTCCATATCGTAGTATTGTATCCGTTCCACTTAATACTTTTATTGAATTTTGCAATAATCCCCCTCCTTCATCATAACCACTAAACATTAAATCAGGCGGTTCATTACTTAAATTTAATACCGCATACAAATAATAATTTTCATCACTGCAAATTTTTAATGTCCGAGGTGAAGATGTTAAGAATGGCTTATCAGCATTAAACACATTATCTGCCATCAGATAATCACCGTTTAAATCCAAGTTGAGTAAAGCAGGTTCAGTTCCGAAGGATGCAACCGAATGTTTAACTGCTGAATTAATAGCGTATCCATTTACACTTTCTCCTGCATATGTAGTAATAGGGTCTCCATACTCTTCATAAACATCTATTTGATATTCGACATAAGAATTGGGACAAGAATAAGAGTCTGTTTCTTCACCAATATTAAAATCATAACTCAAATAGTTTTCGATAATTCTATGCGCATCAAAGAGTAAAAATCCATCGGGCCTCGGTGACATCTTAACCGTTTTCGTTGCGCTGACTGGATAAGTAATAATCACATCTATCACATAGCGAAAATTTATTTGATTCAACATATCTGATTCAGCCGTTATAATTATCGGATTATAAGCAGGAACTATATCAAGCGGTGTTGTTATTAATGTTAATGCCATATTTATTTATTTAGACTTTTTGTAAAATCAAAAACTTCAACCATTATTTTATCGCCCAGTCCTTCAAGTGATTTGAATATCCCCTCTTCCATTGGCTTGTTAATGACTGACGAATAGAAATCAGTTGCAGGAGTTCCAAATCTTCCTATTTTTCTCCTTATAAGAAATGCCAACGATTTTAATTTAGATTCATTTGATACTGATACCGCTTTATGCCCACCTTTATTCTTTGCCTTTCCATAAGTATATATTCCCGATGTGCCTATTTTCAATCTGTTTATTACTGATGGATGGCTTAACCAATCCATTATAGGTTTTTCAGGTGGCATCTTTCCTGCTTTCCTGCCCTTGTCAACATAAGTGTAATATGGAAGAATGAAAAGTTGGAATTTATAAACGCCATTCCCCAAATCTGTAACCTCAAAATCTATTGAACTGGATAGGTCTCCACTTGCATTATGGTCTTTTAAATTATCTCTTAACTCTTTGACCAACTTAACGCCGACAGTATTCAGGAACTTTGGAACGAGTGCGAATGTTCCTTTGCCTTCATCGGCTTTAAATCCAATATCTTCTAACCAATTAAAGTTATCACTCACTGCCTATTATTTTTTTCTTTTATGTAACACAAAAAATTTAAAAACTCCATCACTTTTAATTCAGTTACTTCATCGAAATTAATTTTCTTAACTTCTGCAACGGCTTCAATGGCCGTGAACCATCCCCATCTTTCGCCAAAAGTTTCTCGACCTTCTCTTTTTCTCTCATCACTATCTTCATCTGTTGCTGAACTTTCTTTTCCATATAGTGTTGAATAGTTTCTGTCAATTGCACTAATAAGTTGCAAAAAAAAACAACTAACGGATAGGCAATATCTATTGTTAAATAATCATTGAATAATTCGCTCAACTCTTCAATGTTATTCGTGTCGTAATCTTTGCCGTCCTCGAAAATAAAACAAGTTAAAATCTTGTCCATATTTTGATTGGAGTTTGCATTCTTCAAATAGTTTTTTAAATCAATATATTGACCTACACTTATTTTATTCGCCCGGTGTTCAACTCTAAATTGCCTCCCGTTTAAAGTAAACTTTTCAATAAGTTTCGTTGGTGGCAAATGAATCGCCCAAGATGTTTTTGTGTTCAATTCTGTGAGCTGTGACATATCAAGGTCATACAACTCTTTCTCGTTCATATTGCATAGCGCACCGAGTAACTCAATGTTCTTTTCTTCAGAGTCACCTCTTTGAATAGCATCCAACTTCTTGAACTGCTTAATCGTTACTTCATTCCAATTTTTGGGTATCTTCATAATAAAAAATTACTTCATCGTTATCAATGTCAATGCAGGTAAGGAATAAAATAAAATCAAAGTTGTAAGTTCTAATTGTTATTGATTTCATTCCTTCCATCTGTTTGTAACTCAATTGGTTCAATGCCTTGGCAATGTTTTTTTTAACCGATTCCGTGAAGTTATCCACTCCGATAATCGTTACTATTTCAGGTCTATGAATCAAATCGGAACACTCCACTATCTTAAATAGCAAAAGTTGAAAAGTGTTTCAGGTAGCCATTACGAAAAAGTTATTGCCCCCTTTATTTTTGATGTAACAATTCCTTGCCAATGCCAAAGCGTTGACCGTATCATCGTGCATCCCTGAAGGTGCATTATATCGAACTCCCGTTCTTGTGTATTCGTATTCAAAGGATTCCATTTCACTTCGCATCACTCCGTCAAGAATGGATATTTCTCTTTTTTGTACGGCGGTAACAAGTCCTTCCATTAATTGTTGTTTACTACCTGATGAATATTTAAACCCCTCAATATTGTAATTGGTTCTTTGCAACTCTTCTACTATTGGGTCACCAACGCCAGTAGCGTCGATTGAACAAGGCATCCCTTTGACGGTCATTTTAATTGTCTCCATTGTTTGCTTCCAATCTGACTGAAATCTTTTATACACACAAATAAATCCTTTCTTATCAAGGCCCACGATACAAGTCCAGTCAAATGATTTTGCAAGGTCAATTCCGAAAACAATAGGCGCATTCAAAGATAACGGCTTAATTGAATTTCTAATGTGGTCAAGTCCAAACGGATTTGATGCGTCATCATTTGGTTCAGCAAGATAGAGTTCGTTAAAAACATTTTCGGGCAAATCTCTCTTCGCCTGAATGATTTCTTCTTTGTCTAATATTCCTGCGGCAACTGCATCCCACGCTGTTATCTTGTGGTATTCATAATCTACTTCACCACTTCTTGCTTTCGCTCCTAACCGATAACCCCAATTCTTTTTCCCTTTTGCGTTGCCTATTAGTTTACACTTCCCCCGTGTTGCAGTCAAAGTTGTTCTCAATGCAAACCAAGATTCTTCTCTTGCCCTTGTGAACTCATCGAACACTGCAGCGAACACATCGTCACCATAAAGATTGTCGGGTTTTTCTGCTGACTTAAATTCTATTATCGAACCAGTTGGAAGTGTCAATCTCAATTTTGTTTCGTTGACTTTAAAAAAGTTAGGATAAGTCACTTGCGACCTCATTCGATTGAAAGCAATTTCCGCCTGTTGATATATGGGTGCTACCCACCATACTCGCTGATTAAGTTTTAAAGATAACGCCTGTTCAAATAGCCAAATGATATGACTTGCAGTTTTCCCTGATTTTGTTGATGCCTCGCAAATAGTAAATCTTGCAGGTGAATCAAGTATTGCCTTCTGATAATCGGTTATCTTCGGCCTGTTGTAATCTATCATTCCCCAAATTTAAAGTTACTTTAATATCGCCGGTTATCACTTGGTCAATAGATTCCTTTGGTTTGCCATATACACGGCTCAATAGTGTTTCAATGGAATAGAGTGACCCATTACCCAAAGACTTCACCAATGCTCTCGCAACGGTCATTTCAAGGATTGTGGCGTTCTTGTTGTTGCCTACTTCCTTCAGCTCATCCAAGTTCATCTGAATTAGCACTTGAATAGCATCGTTGATTTCGGATAGTTTATACCCCTGAGTTTTTAGTAGCGAAGTGTATTTTCTTGGTCTCCCATTTGGGTTTCTTATTTCGCCCTTTTGAACCGGTATTAAATTCTGTTCGTTTGCCATATTCTCTTATTTTCTTCTTTGTTATTTTGAGCGATAGGGTGGTATTGCACCCCTTCTTCAGTCTGGAAGACTAACGCATTACTTTTATGCTTCTACCGCTTGTTGCCTTTCAGCCAAAGTTACTTTATTTCCTTTGCTTTGCCCATTGCATTATAATTAA